CTGTTATAGATAGCATTGCGCATATCATCTGGAGCAGCGATACCATTTTGATTACCAGCACTCGCACCAACAATAGGAGAGCCTTTTGTGTTGATTGGGTTATAAGCCATCGAACGAAGCTCTTGAACAACTTCTGGAGAAACGATCAAGTCGGTAAGACCACGACCAGAACGAGATTCTGGAGTTCCACCAAGCCACGAGGTATTGATTCTCTTAGCAAGAGTAAAGAGTTCGTTGAGGTCAGCAAGCAAGAAGCGTCCGTTGGTAGTAGCACGTTGAACGTGTTTTTTACCATTTGTAGTAGCATTAGCAAGTGAACCTAAAAGAAGGTTAGCAGAAGTCTTCTCTTGCTTGAAGAGAATTTCTTGAGCCAAACGAGTAAAGGTTTTGCTAACGACATCCATACGGCTCTTAGCAGCATAACGCTTATCAAAGCTGAGTGCTGAGTCGAGAGTATAGGTGTGGATCTTCATTTCAGAAACAGTTGGAAGAACTTGGTTCTGTGGAAGACCACCAGCCGCGCTTTGGCTATACACAGTGATATAGTCTTCTGCTGTTACGTCATAGTATAAGTCAAGCGGAATGCTTGGATTATCATCGGCGTTGAATTGAAGGGTAGTGAAAAGATTGCTCAAAGTAGGAGCATTGTTGATCACTTCCGCCAAAACAGGACCGATGAATTCGGCAAGAGCAATTTGAGCTTCCATAGCAACATGCTTGTTTTTGGAAGCCATAGCCTTGATCAATTCGATTTGTTCAGGTGTTCTTTTTAAAGTAATTTTCATATAGATATTTCTAGGTTAATATTAGAGGCGAAGACCAATGATCGCATAAGCTCCAGTAGTAGTTCCAGCAAATTGATCTGCAATGGAAGTTGAAGATGTGCGGGAACCAGTTGCGAGAACGATAGCGACTTGAGCTGGGTCTGTATTGCTGCAACCAGTAAGTTTGCCGCTAACACCAGATGGAAGCTTGAGTCCAGAACCGATACCAATTGCACCTACATAAGCAGCATCAGTGATGGAGAACATGCCGCGACTAGCAACAGGAACAGATTGTCCTGGAAGCATACACATAAGTTCTTCTGCTTTTTGTGGGTAATAAAGTAGCTTTTCTCCGTTTTCGTCTTCCTTTGCGGTTTGACGAAGAGTCAAACCAAGAAGTGCGTCACCAGAGGTTGCTGGCTTCAAGCTGAGGCTAACTCTTGGATATTGATTCGATCCAACGAATGGGTAATCAACCTTACCAAGATAAGATGCATAAGCATTATCGTAAGTAATGGTATCAACGTTAAGGTTTCCAGATTCGACAGTAACAAAAACGCCTGCATCACCGTTTCCAGTGGTAGTTACGGATTGATTGACGAATCCAGTCCCGAGAGCGAACATGTTAATAACATCTGATTCGCTGTATTGTCTGAATGGTAGTGTTCTAAGTGCCATATATTTGTTTATTTAGATTGTTTAAGAGATTACAATGTTTTCGCGAGTGAACGCACTGGCGAATTTTTCACGTAAAGTTGGTTGTTGTTTTGAGGACTCTTCATTTGAATTAGGAAGTCCTTTGTCGGATGCTTCTGCTTTATCAAGAGCTTTTTCAGCAACTTGCTTGTCACTTTCGTCAGATTTGTCTTCGGAAGCTTTGGAGATAGATGCGATTTTCTTAGCAACTTCTTCATCAATTCTTTCTTGGATAGACTTATCTAAAGAGGCTTTTGCTTCTTTGTTCTTGCCTCTCCACATAACTGCGAGTTTAGTTTGGTAAGAAGCGAAAGATTCTTCTGAATCTCCAAGTGATTTAAGATCATCCGCGAGAACCTTGCGATCTTCATCATCAAGTTCATATGCTTGATCAATCAATTCCATGCGAGAATTGAAACGAGCAACTGCTTCTTCTTGTTTTTTGAAATTTTCGAATTCGGTGATTTTTTGTGTCGCATCAGCAAGTTTAGTTTCGAGACTAGAAACTGAAGTTTTAAGCTGCTCGTGCTCTGCGGCAATAGCGAGTTTTTCTTCTTCTGCTTGAACAAGTGACGAGCGATACTCAGCATCCTTTTGTTTAATTGCGTCAGCGAACACGCTACTCATACTTGCGACTGCTTCTTCTGAGAATTTCTTCTCAATAAGTAGAGCCTGAACATCTGAAAGAATTTTTTCTACATCCATAATAATTTCTTTTTTATTTTTTACATCATGTGCGGCAATTTGTGAAATTGCAGCGTTAGTTTTTTTATTTAAATTGATTTTTTTGATGTCAAAATATGTTTTTGCATCTCTTTTATCTTTGATTTCAAATTGTTGGTCTTGATTTTCTTCTCCTATAACTCCTTGAACATTCGCGGCTGGAGATGAAGTGAAGCCAATTCCCAACGGATATATTTCTCCACTAAGCAATCTATGAATTCTTGTTCCATCTTTTAATCGCCCATTGCCACCATAAGCTTTTAAACTGGATTTCATTTCCGCAATATGTTTAGGGTCGGTGATTAGTTCTGCATCCTTTAAATTATCGCTGCCAAGAGCAATCTTATAACTGCTGAAACCAACTTCCCAACTTGCCGAAATTTTTTGAAACATCGCATCTTGAGCATCTAAAGATCTCATAATTAATTGGGTAAAATCTTTATTTGCATATTTATAAACAACAGATCCTAAAGATATGTTAAAAGGGTCTTTGAGAGACATAGCTTCTTCTATAGAAATTAATCTATTACCATCTGCATATTCACTAAATCCAGCATTAACAATGTGACCAATTACTTTAGATTTATCATGCTCAATATTAGTAGGTTTATGTAAGAAGTTTTTGATGACTTGAGCCGCTGTCGCAGAATCCATTCCATCATCATTTCTATTAAACATATTAATGACTGCCGCATTATAGGCTAGTCCCAACAAGTCAATATTTTCCTCAAAATCAATATCTTGAGGAATCAAAGGCTTCAGATTCTCCAGTGAAGCTTTTGATATAAAGCTTTCTTCTCCAATTGAACACAATTGAATAGGGGAATCGAATCTTGCTTTATATAAAAAATTATCTTGCATTGCTTACATCTTTTTAGTATAATCGTCTTTGGTAAGATTCTTTGTCTTTTGTCCAGAAGCATTTGATTTGCATTTAGCACACGAATCTTTGCCACAAGGTTCGCCGTCTGGACCCTGATCACATTCATCTTCCTGCATTTGATCTTCTTGCATTTGATCTTCTTGCATTTGAGCAGCCGATTGTTCTTTTTTCATATCTTCGGAGCTTTCTTTCTTTTTGGTTTCAGAACTTTCGTGCTTCTTTGTTTCTGAATTTTCAGGTTCTTGTTTTTTGCCAGTTTTTTTCATCTTTTCCATAATGGCTTTTTGGACATTTGGCGGCAATTTCTTTTGAGCTGGAGTAAGTTCCGCTGATTCACTGCTTTCGATAATAGCTGACTCGTATTTAACAAATTCAGCAACAGCTTCTTCTACAGTGGTTGATTCAACAATCGCCGCATAATCAGAAACGAATTCTTGACACGCTTTATATGCCTGATCGCTTCTTTTTGATAGAGAAACTTCTACAACGCCATTTTTAACTTCCACTGTCTTTTGAAGTGGCACTTTTACATCTGCTGGATTAATTTTCATTTATTTTTTGTGAGTGATAGAGAAGAGCTGCTGAATAATCATCTGATAATTCATGTTCAGAAGCTATAGATAAAATTTCTGGCATTGTTGATAATGAAGAAATTGTTTCAAAATTGTTTACACAAGAAGCAGCAGTTAATTCCCAAGTTTTTATATCTTGTGAAACAACAATTGCCTCACATAGTTTATCTATCATTTGCACCTGCTGTTCATTAAAATTTTCGGTGTTGAATTTTTTCTTTAACTCTAATTCTATTGATGCTCTTGTTTGTTCAATTTTTCCAATTACTTCCCTAACACCTTTAACTGAAAAACTAGCTTTAACTATGGGTATTCCAGTGGTTCCTTCTGGGCGACCAGCGACTTTTTTGGTTTGATTGACTGCGGATTTGTTAGCATTAGGATCTTTTGGCGGCGAAGTGGTTGGAACACCACCAACAATTGGATTGTAATATCCGCTTTTTCTGTTTTTGACAAATTCTTCTTGGGCTGGCGCAATTTCTTCTGATTTTGGAAACTCGCCAGTATGGAACATGTCCATTCCTTGTTGCGGCGTAAGAACTCCTAATTCCATTAAACGGGTTGTCACTCTCATAAGTTGAGTTTGATCACGAATGTCGATATCTCTGAATTTAGCGATTGGATAATTTTTCATTCCAATAGATTTGGCAATTCTTTTGATTTCCACTTGAAGAAAATCATTTAAAAATGCGTTTCTAGATTCTTTTAATCTATCAACAAAAATCTGAGCTTTTACTTCTGTTGCGCTGTATTTTTCCTCACCAATAACAATATTCTGCAATCCTTGTTTGATATCTTCATTAAGGATTTTATATTTTTCTGGACCTAAAACTTTATTCAAATCAGGTATTACAAAATCAGCTTTTGTGGTATAGTCGGAAACTAAAACACGACCAACGCTTTCATTCTTGAAGAGCGTTTGCATAGCCTTTAAATTGTTTTGATTGATGCCCCCCTTATCAGGCTCGGCACCCATTGTTATGAGCAGAATTACATTTTCAACAGTTCTAGTAATAGCTTGATCCATTTTCTTTAGTTCCATTTTGGTATTAATATCTTCTAATACTGGATATCCAAACGGAACTGCGAAAGGTTCATAATCTTGTTTTTTATAAAAAGAAAAAGAAAGCTTTTCTGGATCTAGTTTAATTTTTAAACCATTTTTATAGTAAGCTCCATTTTCAATATCATCTCTAACTGATTTTGGAAGACTTTTTAAGATTTCTCTATCATCATCGTTCGATGGATTTTGCAAACGAGAAAATTCATACTGAGAAAGAATTTTTTCATACAAACCCACAGCGAAACTAGAGCTGGTTTTAGCAACAATATCAAATGGATTGAGCATGATATAGCGAATTGGAATTTCATTTTTTGCTCCCGCACTATTACCGATTCGATTGCTCAACTGTGCAAAATCATCCAATTTAAATTTGCCGTCTATTCTATAAATGAAAATATTTCCACTGCGGTAGTATTCTCTAAAATACTGATCTTTGACGCTCCAGATTTTAATCTTTTTAAACCACTCATAAAAGAAATCGCGACTTTTTTGAGAACCACCTTCAAGATAAATTTCCGTGTTCGCAAACTCAGACATGATATCAATTGCATTTCTAAAAATCGCCACATTAGCATATGCTTTTTGGCAAAGCTCAATAGCTTCTCTCACATTAACGCCATCAATTGCAAAACTATATGGAAGAAGACCATTTCTAATGCTGCCAAAGCGATCAACAGTTCTAGCTACAGCAGCACGATTTTTTCTTGATCCGCTTTTTTCAAAAGTGCTATCAGAACGAGAATAATTGCTTGCCGTTGAAACATTTACTGTCGCTTCCGAAACATAGAAAGGTTCTCCACATAATTCTGGTTCGTATGAATTTTCAGTTTGTAAAAGAGGAGCAACATTTGGAGAAGATGCTTGGGTTTTTTCGAACTTGCCCCAATATTCAGATTTTTTATTGTATTGACGTTTGCCAGATTGCATTTCTTTATATTACACGAAAAGTCTAAAAGTTAACTTTAAAAGTTAACCAATAAACATTGGAGTGAATGTCGCTTGGACATTATTTTGTTGTGGAGTGGCCATCATATCATAATAAATGTTCATCATCCAATTGCCTAAAACCAATGCTGAATAAGAGTCTTTTCTAGCTTTGTCGGCATTGCGCTGTTTCTTCAAATTAGAAGGCAAATCAAATGATTGACTACCATTCGCTGTAGTAGATACTTGAATCAAAGCGCACTGCACTTTAATCATATCAACCATATCTTTAATATGTTCAATAAAGTCAATTTGTTTGGCAGACATGTCGTTATCTTCATTAATTTTAGAAAAAGTAATATCTTCGATAGGTATAATTGCCATTTTTTGTCTAGTATAATCGTCATCTAATGCAGATCCAGCGAACCAAATCTTTTTATGGTCAAATGCTGCTTGCAACATTTCATTTGCAGATCTAATCCAAGAAGAACTTGGTTTGCGTAAAAATGCGATCTTCCTTGTTTCAAGATTGTATTGATTTCTTGCGTCTTTTAGTGCCGCATTATATTCTTGCGGATTATCAAAATCAGCATCAAAACAATCAATTTTCATATTGGCTTTTTTGAATATTTCACTTTCATTACAAGAATTAAGAAACTGAACGCCGCCGTTGTAATCTCCAACTACGCCCACTACATTAAAGTGATTTAATAAATAGAAAAAGTAAACAATATGCTTTTTAAGATTCGCGCCCGCTAGTGCATACGAATGAACAATTGTGCCATTTCTTTTTGATTCATTTAATTTAATCACATGCATGGAGAAATCATCAGATCCATCGCTTTCCGACCAAGAAGGGTCGAAAGATATGAGATATTTTGATTTAGGATCACCGATCACTTGCACAGATTGACCTTCTCCATCTGGAATGGTACAAGCAGCCATTTTACTCACCTTAAAGTATCCAGAACTGTCATCAGTGAACACCGACCCAAATTCTCTTTCGAACTGAGCTTGACTCATAGTAGCTTTTGATTGATCTAGTAGATTTTGATCATACAATTGTTCTGGAGCACAGTCATAACTCAAATGCATAATTACTCTATGAGCATTATCTTGCTTATCTGGATTCATGATAAGCTTTTCATATTGCTGATAAAGTTTATAAAGATATTCAAATTTATAAGAAGCAGAAGAAAGACCAATAATTTTATTGTGCGGCCATTTATGACGATTTTCTTCTTTCATCTTGCCT